ATATTACATTAACCCATAACGATGTCGATGACAATATCACCAAATGGGGAAATAAGGGGCTATTCAGAAGATGTTTGGTAGGCGTAACAGAGGCGGTTGTTGTCAATAGTAAATTGTGGAGTCGCAAAACAGGAGATGAATATTCTACGGGAAATTTAGAATCACGTTTATTTCATGATTACGCTACGGCGTTAGGTGCAGGATTTGATATTATTGATTATGAGACACATTGCAAGATAGCTCATTTATTCTACGCAAAATACGCTGATAGAAACCCTCAAGGGATGGATCGTTTTGGGACTGGAGAAGACTCGTTTGATAGAATTATTGGTACCACATCCTCGCTAGGGAATAATGACGGAAAAACTTCCACCCAAATCAGTTTCTTGGGCATAGAAGATTTTTATGGAGGGAAGAGTGAGTTTATGGGAGGAATAGGATTTTATGGTGAAGATATATATATATATGATGGGTTTAACCCATATAAACCTCCTACTGTTGATTATCGTGTAGTGTATTCAGGAATGTATAAAGAAAGTGGAGGTATATATAAAGTAGTATGGGGGGAGCATGGCGATATGATTCCTAAAGTCATTGATATATTTTCTAGTAACTTTCATTATTGTGACTTTGGATATATTGACGGTTCAAGTGGACGCTGGCAGGGAGTTACTCGGTCTGGTTATGGAGCGAGCCTTTACAACGGAGTCGCTTTTTTCTCAGATGGAGGATCTTGGGCATACAAAGGGACTCGTATCCAGTACAGAGGAACTATGCAAGTTATAGATGATCCAGCTGATTTCATAACAATGCCGATAGGTTTTTGATTCATGGTTTTGTTTTTACAAAATTTGTAATTACATTTGTGGCGCATGTCCATCACCATGCTTTTCGTCGCTAATTTATTATAAGGGATACCGGTCTGTGATGGGATCGGCATCCCTCTATTTTTTAATATGGATAAGATAGATGTTTTCGATGTTCAGATTCCTGATGTGAGACAAATCAGTTGTATATCGTATAATAAGGTTACTTATTTTGATCTTGACGATATATGTAAGTTATGTTTTGACTCATATGACCTACATGATGTGGCTGACACTAAGGTAATGAGTGAGTTCCTGCACCGAGAGGGTGGTCGTTATTGGACTACGATAGATGGCGTAAGGCAGTTGTATCGTAGGATTGAGTGTAAGATGTGTTTTGAGGTTATAGAAAAATTAAAGAAATTATGAGAGAGATGGAGTTTGATTTCGTGATATATCCGTTGAAGTTGATTATCACGGTTGGGTTGGATTATAAGACATTGTGTGATCGTTTCGAAAATATGGAGCCTGAACACGAGGGGAAATGGGGAGATGAGGATGATATGGACAAGGAGGCGTCTTTCGCAAATTTGGTAAGGGATAGGGATGATGACGATAAATTCGCCATACTTTGGAATTTTTCGAGCGACGATGATTTAATAATGAGAAATATATGTCACGAGTCATTCCATATAGCAATGAGCGTATGTCAGTTTTGCAATATGTCTCTTGGTTTTAAGGTTGGAGAGGATGAACACGCAGCGTATATAGCCGGCTTCGCTGGTGATTGTGTTAGCGAGTTCATCAATAGTAAGAATACGGATTAAGCCATAAATTATATAAGGAACACAAGAATATCAGCCTCCGCTTATTTGTGGGGGCTTTTTGTTTATCTTTGTCAAAAACATGAAGTTATGTCGAGTTGCGTAATTAAAAGGAATAAGGAAGGTAAGATAACCCGTGTCTTGACCCCTTCCGGCGAGGTATCCACCTTGTTCGATAAGATAGCGGGTATAGCCGCCGTAAGTGACCTTAATAAGGCCGCTGAAGCTTATATGACTATTTATAACGATAAGTTTAGGTCTAAGTTCGGTGACTGGACGAAGTCCGTACCAAGGAATAAGGAGGCCGCCAGATCCATAAGCGCCAGACTTAGCGCCAGCGAGTGGGGGCAACTTATGTCAGCCAAGGTCTTGTCCGCCATAAGCGATATGGATGCCCCGGCGTTGGCCAGAAGCCTTGGGAATAGCGACAATGTCGTGGCTTATCTTACCTCCGGAGAGGTAGGTGATGTCAATGATATGGCTGTGGTAGATACGTCCACGGTACAGGAGGTGGATCTGGATTCCATAAACGAGGATAATATTGGCGATACGATACTGAAAGAGGCGTCATGGGATGATATAAGGGCTATCAGGGAGAATATAGACATTAAGGAGACAGCCCATATGTTATGGAAGGCCGTGGAAAGCGCTTTTACCGGGCAACGACCTAATATTAGGGTGAAAGGCGGAAGTATAGACGGGGAGATCATATTTTCTGGCAATGTCTTGCCGTTAAATAATATTGAGAATTATACTCCTCCATCTTCAAGATTGGTGTATGATTCCGGTGAGCCTCGCCTGTTCTTTAAATCGGATGACGGCAAGATATACGACTCTTACGCCAACGCCATAAAAGGATCGTCCGGTGGGCGGGTCGAGGCCGGGTTCTTGGCCGGCAGTGTCGAGGAGAGCGACGTCCCGTCCGGTACGGCTGACATCTCCTTTGGCTCGTCCTCCATAACCCTTAACAACAGTGATTCGTTCATCCCGGTCCTTGGCATCAGCTCAGATTCTAATATAAGTACCCGTGGAGGGTTTGTCAATTACCTTATCAAGAAAGGTATGTTGAGTGGGGAACGTATAAGGCTAGGGGATAGATATTATCTTACTGGGGCCGGCAACTCCGATGGTCTTAAGATCTATAACGCTATGGATGCCTTATCCAGCCTTAGGAATAGATTTGGAAGTCAGTCCTCTGAGATGAACGTATTGGGTTCTATAGATTTTGATACGGAGGTAAGTAATGATCTTGATCTTATCACGACATCCGGGGAGAAGGTCACGGTAAGCAGGTCTGAGATTAAAGGTATGTTAAGGCAAGGTAAGTTTGAGGAACTTAATAACAAGTATGATGGGTTCATGGAACTAGCCTTGTCGTTGATGATGGAGGATAACGCCTTGTACGGAAGTAATGTCCGTGGCGTTATTGAGAACGAGAAGGCGGAGGATCTCCAGAATAGGACTGATATCACCAACATCTTATCCACGTTAGGTATCCGTGTGATGGGTATGTCCGAATATATGGACAAGTATAAGATGCGTAATGGTATTGAGCCTTCGGCTAGGGCCTTATCTGACATGGCCAATGGGGTTATCGCCTTGGCTGAGGGGGCTACGGTAGAGGATCTTAATGAGGAGGTGGCTCACTTCTTGATCGATACTTATCGTAATCAGCAGGAGATTGATGAGGTCCTTGACTCTGTTGTCGGAACGCCATTATGGAATCAATTCGCCGGTCGTTACTATGAGGTGTATGGGAAGGAATACCAAGGAGAGGAGCTGGATCGGATGGTGAAGCGGGAGATCCTAGGCAAAACGTTGTCCCAGCGGTTCGTTCCGGGCATGGAACAGGCGGTGGAGGATCTGGCATCGGATGAGGACGCCCAGCTTTCTTTGTTTGGCAGGATGATACGAGCCATACGTAATTTCTTTACCAGCCAAAGATCGGATTTAAATAAGGTACTTGACAGGATAAAGGAGTCGGCGTTAGCTGATGATCCAAGCGCTTTTGACGTGCTTCTGCTAAAGGATAGCGATCATCTCATGTACTCGTTATCGGACGTTGACGTGGCTAATAAATTGATCAAGAACGGTAGGTCATTGGAGAGGCTATACACCAGATTGCAGAGGATGAGATCAAGCCAAAGCCAGAGGATCGGTGAGAGCATCACCCTCCTTCGTGATATAGGCGAGAAGGTAAGGCAGGTTGGAGGTCAGCTTAGTAAAAACAACAACCTATTATCCACTAAAAGCGTTATAGCTACCGCCAAGGCCGAGGTGGAGTATTTGGTCACCGTAGCCAGTAGCTTGCGTAAGAGTGATAAGGGATTGGATTACGAGACGATACAGGTTATCGATAACGTATATGGGGAGATAGTACCGTTAATCAGGAATCTTCGTGGATTCGTCAATAATCAGGCGGCGGATTATTATGGCAACAACAAGGTTGGCATGGTAGAGGATATGGATGATATATTGCGGATGGCTGAGACATCTATGTCTGATATAAACGCCCTTCGTAGCGATCGTAACGAGGATTGGCTGGATGGACAGCTCCGGATGTTTAATATCCCGGAAAGATATTGGAATGGGATAAAGAGGTTGATAAATAACATCCATAAGGATATCAATGTCATGTCCCGGTTTTTCGGGACGTTAGAACATAGCTGGAACGCTATCTTAGGCATGTTAGGGCAACGCCTTGCCAAGGCTTATAACGATGCTCATGTTGAGGGCGTGGCTAATATCAATAAGATGACCAAGATGATGAAAGAGCGTGGATGGGGGATAAAGGATAATGAGGATCTTATACAGAAGATAAACGGTAAGAACTCTGATTACCTTGACTCGTCCCGTGATTTCGCCAAATACGATTTACTGTATCGGACAGAGCAGGCGAAAGCTATTATTGATATATATGATCTTAAAAAGGTTACGGGTAAGACCGAGAAACAACTTATCGACACACTTTTATCTGATAAGGGGCTTAAGGTCAAGACTCGTGATGATATCGTAGGGTATGATGGGGATAAGCCTATTACAAAGGAAGTGTATCATATATTCAAGCCAAGTATCCAGAATTTTGATATCTCGGCCATGACATTCGAGGACCAGCAACGATATCTGGATACGATAAATAGGTGGTTGGATGAGAATCGTGAGAAGCCTATGGTTCAAGCGTATTATGATAAGATAGAGAATGTCAATAAGAAGGTCGAGGAGAGGTTAGGGCGTAGGGTATCACAAGCCACGTCCGATTTTATGACCCGTATCCGTAGAAGCCGGTATGTGGCTATGGATAAGTTCGTGAGGAACGGGAAGGTCGATTGGAAGGCGTTTCAATCCGATCCTATAGCTTGGAGATCTTATCTGGATATTTTACGTGACAGGGCTATAGCCAAGAGCGAGTGGTATTCCGATGGGACACCAAAGGAAGAGGGATCCGAGGCTCTGATGATGTCCGAGGAGATCAAGGCATGGGACGAGGCGTGGGCCGAGGAGTTCGGGAATACCAACGAGGGTCGTAAGGCTTCCGCCGAGTTCAAGGAGATACTTCGTGGGATAGAGCGGTCCGAGGGCGGCAAGGCTGCGTTTGAGTTCCTGCTAGCTGGCGGTCATCTTGGCTTCTCCAAGGATATGTGGGGATCCGAGGAGGGTGATTATTACGAGAATCTTGTTGATAAGATCACGGAGCAATCTGTATCATCATCAAGGATAGAGAAGGTAGAGGAGGCGATGGCGACAATAAACGAGATCAATGACCAGCTAAGGCCTTTGCTTATTCAGTACCGGGACAGTACTAGATATGGCGAGTATGATTTCGATCGTCTTCGTGGATCATCGTCATTAAGAAAGATAAACGAGTTATATGATCGTCTGGCCGAGGCTAAGAGTGTCATTAATGCCGCCGCTTCCGCTGAGGCTATTGAGATGGATATGCCTGATACGGTGGAGAGTGGAGTCACGGATTCTTACCGTAACGCTCTAAGGGACGCCATGGCATACGACAAGGGTATGGATGAGATTAAATTCGCCAAGGAACATATGTCCGCCCGCTCCCGCAGCCAAGTGGAGCGGATGGCCGCCAAGTTATCTCGGAAAAACCCGTCATGGACGACCGTGGAGGTATCGTTTTTGAGAAGGAAATACGGTCCTGACTTCAATAATAAGCTAGCTAACGACATAGCGATGGGTAAGACTGATGAAATCCTTGTCGAGTACGCCAGAACCCGACTGTATCCTTATATGAGAAAATACTCTCCCAAAGGGTATTCTGATTTCATCAGTAAGATAAATAACGGTACGTATAAGGTATCCGAGTTCTTTGATGCCATAGAAAATGGTATATCTAAGGAAAATAGCGTATCCCGTTTCGGGTTTGATATTAATATGATCGATCTGACGATCAATAACCAGTGGCTTGATGAGGCTGATGCCGAGAGTTCTTTCCGCAACCCTAACTATAATCCTGATCTGGGTTACGGGTATCATACGCCTAGGTTCGATAAGTACAAGAACGAGGCTTTCTTCAAGAAATACGGTATTACCAACGAAGGGGAGGAGGCTACGATCAATAAGGATAAGTGGGAGATGAGGAAGGAATTGCTTAACATAAGCCGTAAGGCTATGGAGGACTATGATGAGCGGTTCAGGAATATCTACCAGATACCACAAATATCCAAGGGCGGCGTGGAGAGGATGGTGCAGGCCGGGGTTGACCCGAAGGCGGCTATCGGCAATGCCGTACGTGATATTGTTGGCGAGAGGGTTGATGATCCCATACATGGTCAAGGACAAGACTTAGGAGGGCTTGATGAGAACGATAACAAATATCGCATGATCCCCAAGTACTATCTGAGCAAGCTAGAGAATGCCGATGACGTATCCCATGACTTCGCGTACTCCTATTCCATGCTATCCCTTCAGGCGGCATCCTATAAGTATAAGAGAGCTGCTTTGGATGATGTCATGGGATATAGGAATATGATGCTTGAGACACAATACGACGGAGGCAAGAACCCGGAGGCCACTCACGCCTATAGGATGTTTCAGGACTGGGTTAACGCCAGTATCTATGACGTTAGGATAAACAATAAGCGGACTGAATGGAATATAGGCAATTATAAGGTCGATCTTAATAAGCTGGCTCTTATGTTTACCAAATTCGTATCCAAATCCAACCTAGGCTTCTCCCCGTTCGTCGCGGCTACCGGTGCCCTTACCGGGCAGGCCAACTTCCTTTTGGAGGGTATGGTGGGGCAGTATATAAGCAAGGATTCCATGAAATACGCCTATGGGGAAGCCCAGAAACAGTTAAGTACGTACGTGTCTGAGATCGGGGACATAAATCGTACCAATAAGTTATATGTTGTCGGTGAGGCCCTAGGTGTGTTTAATGTCCGCAACCGTGTACGATCGGCGGCGTATAACAAGATCTGGAGAACCTTATTCCGGGATCTGCCGTTTAAGATGATGGAGGTTCTTAACTCCCCGTTGGACCCGCAGGTTATTATCTCGGTAATGGATGACACCCGCCTGTATGAGGGTCAGTTCTGGTCATATTCTAATTTCAAGGAGATGATGATGAAAGACAGGAATATGTCCGCTAATGAGGCTAAACGTGATTGGGAGCGTTTAAGGGATTATTCCATATGGAACTTAGTAAATGTCAAGGACGGGAAGATCGTGGCTAAAAACGAAGCTAATAAGGATATTATAGAAAGATACATACCTACCTTGTCCAGTAGGGTCAGGAGCATGGTGCAGATCTGCGACGGCGCCTTGAATGAGCAGAACCGGGTGGGGGCTAGCCGGAACGCGATCCTTAACATGGTGCTGCCTCATCGTGGATGGTTTATACTTGCCATTCAACGGGCATACAAAAAAGCCGGGTTTAACTTCCAGACCAACCAGTTCGAGGAGGGATATATGAGAACGTTATGGAGATTCGCCGGAGATATCTATAATATGATGTCAGAAGGCAGGATGAAGGAAATACATGACGTGCTGAAAGAATATCATAGTCTTAATCCTTATGAGCAGACCAATATCAAGCGATCGCTTATCAATATGGCAGTATTCGCTACGATGATAGCCATAGGAAGGGCTTTGATGGGATATAGGGAGGATAATGAGGATAGCTGGTTCGGGCAGTTCATTACCTATATCGGGTTCAGGACGATCAATGAGATCGCTTCCCAGACATCCCCGTTCATGGAGCTTAACGCCATAGATATGCTGCAAGATCCGCTGGTTACGGCCCGGAAGTTAGGCGATCTCACCGATCTCCGGAACTGGGACCCGTTCGCTACTGTCCAGACCGGTGTGTACAAGGGCGAGAGTAAGTTGTGGAGACAGCTCATGAAGTTCTCGTTTGGTAAGCAATGGTATAATATCAAGACGGCTAGGGATATTAAGCAGACATCCGACTACTGGTTGATGACCAACGGCATGACGATGGGATTCTTTCTAGGTGGTAGGAATAAGGATGAGTCCGGAGAGGACGCTAATTGGTATTTTGACAGGGGAAGATAACTGATATGGTATGACAAAAAAAATAGCCGGTCAATTGTTTAAGACAATTTGATTGGCTATTTTTGTATTCCCATCTATCCATCCC